TTAGATTTTTCATTTTCTAATAAAATTTTGAAAATATAGCGGAAACGCTTGACAAAAAGATTACAAGGCAGTATAATAATACTGAGCGCAGGATATAAAAGGAGTAGCGTCGAAATGACAGAAGAATTAAAAAACGAAATTAGATTGAAAAAAACCGAAACAGATGACGAGTATGAAATCCGAATCTGTTCTTTGCATGATGAATATGATTTATCCTGGGATGATATTGCGGCCATAATAAACACTGAACTTGGTCAGAATTATACTGAAAGCCGCTACAGAAAAATGTGGAAGGCGTATTGTTTGGGCGTTAGCAACACCGCGATACAAAAACGCCCCCGCAATAAACGAGAGGGCGAATATTTAACGTATACTGATGCAGAGATTGATGAGGAAAATACCGCAAATGTTTCTGAATATATACAGCAGAAAATTGAATTGCAAAAAGAGCGCGTAAAAATTTCGGATGAAAGAATTCAGGCTAACGCATATATTCGCGCATTAGCGAGAGAGGAAACTATTAAAGAAATAGCTTTAGAATATGCTCGCGAAATGAATTCTAAAAAAATATTAACTCCAATTAGAGAGTTATCCGTGTCTGGAGATAACGCAGCGATACTACAATTAAGCGATATTCACTATGGTCTTGTAGTTGATAATTATTGGAATAAATATAATCCCGATATTGCGAAAGAAAAAATAGCGCAATTAAGAGACAAGGTTATAAAATATTGTAAACTCAATGATGTTTCAGACCTGTATATAACCGAACTTGGTGATGCTATAGCAGGTAGAATTCATGAGACGATAAGATATCAAAGCAGGTTTGACGTAATTACTCAGATAATGCAAATTTCTGAAATTATTGCCGAAATGATCACAGATCTGTCTAAATATTTCAACATACATTATTATTGTTGTTTGGATAATCATTCTAGATTAGAACCCAATAAAAAGGCCGCTCTTGATTTAGAAAGTTTGGCCAGAATAATTCCTTGGTATTTAAAAGAAAGGGTTGGTGGCTTTATAGAGATAAACGATAATAAATATGGAGAAGATATTATAACCTTTAAATGTAAAGGATTTAATATTGCTGGTTGTCATGGCGACAAAGATTCTCCAATAAAAGTTGTTGATAGTTTATCAATGATGACAAGAGAAAACTTTGATATGATACTTACGGCTCATCTCCATCATTTCTCTGCGGATGAAAAAAATCAAATTTTAGTAATTTCTAATCCAAGTATTCTTTCTACAGACGATTATTCTAAGAATTTAAGACTTAGTAGCAAATCAGCACAGAACTTAATAATAGTATCTGACAATAATGTTATGGAGTGCTTATATAGAATTGTTTTAGAATAATTTATATAACAATATAATAATAAGATAAAAGCCACGTCGTTGTTCGACCGTGGCTTTTTGGATTTGAGAGGGGTGTGAAATGAAGTATAGAAGAATTAAGAAGCTTGACGACTATTATCTTCAAGCAGACGATAATGCTCGTACGGTAGCTCCAGAAGTAAAATTCAGCAAAAATCCAGGCTTAAATTTCAGACCATCAAACGCAGGTGACGGTATTAAACATTGTAACTGCAAGAGTTGCAACACAACACGTCACTATACTGAGTTCGTAAACGTTCATCGTAAAGGCAGATGTCTTGAATGGGACAATATTGATAAATTAACACCAAAATATTATACTTCCTTTATTTGCATACATTGTTTAACTAAACTCCACGAGGAATATAAGAGTAAATATGGGTTAGATGATTTTGAGGCGTTATATGCAATTTGTGCTTTGATTGACGTGTATTACGATCACAGCTTAGCTCAAGCAGTATTTAATGATCATGATTTACAGTTTGTAGACGGCGTTCCAATGGCCCCAGATACCAGCTGGATAGATAGATATTTTAGAATGCTTGAAGATAGCGACTTTAAAGGTCAGAGCTTTTGGGGAAGCGACAATGTGAGTTTCTACAAAACCATAGCCGCTGCAGCTAATGTGGGTAGCACAGAGGGGATGTCGGACGAAGATAAAGATAATTATAATATTATTTGGGCGACATATCACTATGACCCTTTCGCTCAAGATGATCCTAAAGATAGACCTAGATTGATGGCTAATCTTGTTACGATGATAGACGACGCCATGAAAGACGACCTCGTTCGTATGAATGCGGCGCTTGAAATAGTTAGAGCATATTATCGTATTGAGAAAATTGGTGAAACCTTAAATCAATTGCAGATGACTGCGAATGATACGGTCCAAAATTCAAATGCGATTAAGCAATTAACGGCTGCGAAGACACAGGAAACAACAATGGTCACAAACTTCTCAAAAGACCATGGTTTTGCCGCCAAGTATGCACTTGCAAAATCAAAGGGGTCTGGAACATTGAGTGCTGTTATTAGGGACATGAAAGACGCCCATTATGATTTTGGCACAATTAATAAATATGATATAGAAACATCTGCTGCTATAAAACAGGTGTCGGATATAAGCGCTGAATCAATCTTTAAACAAGTTGGATTTTCTTCTGCCGAATATGCGGATATGGTTCGTGAACAAGCAGAAGAGCTAAAAAGGCTCAGAGAATTGTTAAATATGAAAGAAGAAGAGTTAAGATTGTTTAAAGAAAAAGAACTCAAACAAGAGCTTATGGAAGAATTAAGAGAAGAACTTAAAGAAAAAAGGATACCTACTGAAAACGTGGACGGTATATTATCCCGAGAATACAATAAAAACAGGGTTATTCCTCCCTTATGATAAGCGTTTATAATAGAGAAACAGAAATAAACCTTGGTCCACGTAAAATAGAGCTGCTTGACAAATATTCAACAATAGTTAATCGTGGAAGAAAAGACCCCGTGTGGTTTATACAGAACTTTCTCGGGGTTAAGCTAACCGATTTCCAAAAATGGATTATTAGCTCAGCATGGACGAAACAGACGGTTTGTTTAGTGTGTTCTAGAAACACGGGAAAATCGTTCATAGCGGCGTTGTATATTATGGCGCGTGCCATATTAATTCCTGGTTGCAAAATATGGATAATGTCTGGTACAGCGGCTCAAGCACAAGATACATTTACCAAACTTGAAGACTTGGCGAAACACAATATCACTTCTGTCAAGGGTGGACAATGTATCTTTGCAAATGAAGTTGTTAGAAACAATGCTAATACGGATGGATTCTTGCATGATAAGCAAGGATACAGTGCAGAACTTTTTAATGGTTCAACAATAGAGACATTGGTTGGTAAAGCAGAATCTGTTATAGGTAAACGTTCTAATTTATCGGTGTTCGATGAAGCGGCTATCATAACAGACGAGTTCTTTGCAAGAACCGAGCCGTTTACTACGCAAAGCGCAGACTTCGCAACGGGTGACGGTATTGATTTGGAGATTTATCCACACAATTTGCCGAACCAAAACTTATATCTCTCGTCAGCAGGAAGCACCAATGATCATTTGTTTAAGGTATACAAAGAGTGTGCCAAGAGAATGGCTATGGGTTTTGACGATTCTTTTGTTGCGGATATAAGTTGTGAGATACCGCTTAACCCAACAATAGATGGGAAGCCGTACAAACCATTGTTTAACAGAGCGGAAGTAGATAGAATGATGAGATCCAATCCTTATCGTGGTTTAAGAGAGTATTATAACCTTTTTGACCAGATGGGGGGAACGGACCTTGTCGTCACCAGAGAAGCGATATTAAGAAACGAACAGTCGTATTTGCCTGTTTTTTCAAACAGAAACGCAGAATCTATTTACGGAATATTCTTTGATCCAGCGTTGCAAGCAGATAACGCCTTTGTTTTAATACCAGAATATTTTAAAGACCCAGACAAAGGGTGGATGATGAGATTGGTAAATGGTATAAACCTTTTACAAACATTGCCGAACGGAGATAAAAGACCAATGCGTTCTACTGAACAATTAGAACAGATACATTCACTTATGTTGGATTATAATGGTAAAGAAAACGAAGAATATAAAAAGATACATTTGGCGATAGACCCTGGCTCTGGTGGAGGTGGGCGTATATATGCCGACTTTTTGATACAGGAATGGCAAGATCAACTTGGAATGTGGCATCACGGCGTTTACGATGAAGAAGACGAAACGTCGAAAAATGAGGCCGTTAAGTTTCCCAAGGCTTTGCCAGGTGTATTGAGTTTACCATCCGCTCAAAAATATAAAAATGAAATGTTTGCAGCTCTTTCTGAGATGTCACAAGAGGATTTGATAATTTGGCCTAAACAACTTCCTACAAACGGGAAGATGGAGATAGACGGTCGAGTTGTTACTCTGACATTAGAGGAAACAAGAGCTCTTCTCGAAATGGACTTATTAAGAGAAGAAATAACCATGATGCGTAAGACAAAAACCGAAGCAGGTAATGTAAGATATGCCTTACAGGCAGATAAGCAAAGATCAGCTCATGATGACAGAGCGTATACTTTAGCGATGGCAGCTCATTTTTTACAAAAATTAAGAAGGTCGGAACAATTCGACATAGAGGTGCCGAAGCAAGACATGAG